TAAGACTTGCCACCTCCTGCTGAACCACCGTATAAAACTTCTCGTTCTGTTGCTGACAGAAACTCTGTCTGTGGTCCTTTGTTTGGTTGGAAGATAACCTTTTGTGCTTCTTCCGTTTCTATCGGCTCAGGCTTCGGTTGTGCGTGTGCCTTGGTCTCTTGCACCGAATCTTGTGGCTTCGATTTTTTCTGCTTTCTCAAGGGCTTCTTTGTACCTTTGGGCAAGGTAGCGTTGATTTGAAGCTTCTCTCTTACGCTTTTGTTCAAGTTTTACTCTCTTCATCAAACCTACATGGGATATGTAGCGTCCAGACTGTTCACTCAACCAATTTGATACATCTCTGTAGCTATATTGTTTTAGATACTTCTTAGCCTTTTCTAACAAATTTAATTCTTCTACTATAGGTAAAAGAATATCTTTGTCTTCAGGGTCTTGTTCGTATCCAAAGGGTACAGTTCGTCCTACTCGCACAACAGGTTGCCAATCAAACCCATCTTCTGTTTCCTCAGGTACAGGAAGTTTCCAATCTTTAGTTGTTCTCATCGTTCTTCGGTGGCAGGATAAACAGAGGACTAGCTGCCGTCACCTCCACCTTATCTGTTTTAGTAAATCCACTACGGTCTAGTATATCTTTTGCAGCCACCATCTTTTCTTTGTTACCCAAGTCTGTAGGACTGTGCATAACTTCAAACATAGAATAGGCTGCTTTAG